AATGACATCAGTTCAATGTTTCAAATTCTTATAAACACAATGCAAGATACCTTTGTTAATAGCTTTCTTGCAAGAAAACTGTTAGGTATAGATCGTGAAGAAGTTGCAGAAAGACAGTCGCAAGAGACCGGAACACCTACAGTAGATGCAGCAGAAAACTTTGGCCGAGCAGTATTTGAGCAATTACAGAGTAGAGGCAGTCAAGCCGGTGGCACTACAGGGTCAAGGTTTACTGGAGAAGAATTAGAAAAATTTTATGAATCTTTAGGTGCCGAATATTCTGAAATTTTTAGAACACAATTAGAATCTAATAGGTCTTTTCTTGATCAAGGTAGAAGATTAATTACAGGACTAGAAGAAGGAATTGAAATAAGAGAGCTTGCTAAATTAGCATCATCAGGTAATGCCTCAGAAGAACAACTTAATTTGCTTAGAGAAATTTATAATGCTGGTCGAGCAACTGGTATCTTTGGAGAGATTGAATCCTTCTCTCAAGGTACCAAAGGCTTTCAAGACTTTGGGAGTGGCACACTGGCTATGCTCCACGGCACAGAAGCAGTAATACCTCTAGACAGTCCTCTAGGGCAAATGATTAGTAGTATAAACACTGGTGCTGCTATGGGTAAATCTAGAACTGCTCAATTGCCTGGCCTAAATTTTGATAGTCAATCTAGTTCAACACAAACTACACCAAAAGTAGAAATTGAAAATATTTCTACACTTACAGAAAATTTAAACGATATTAAAAATCAATTGGTCAGCACTATGAACACAGCCAATCAAGGCTCTCTAGATTCAATTAAACAGTTAAATATGCTTATGAGTCAGATGTTAACAGTTGTACGAGAAATGGCAGAAGATTCTGATCAGATTGAAAGAAACACAAGATCAACAGGTTCAAACATAGCTAACGGTCGTGTTAGCACGGTTCGTTGATAGGAGAGATACATGAGCTGGAAGAAGCATTTCGCCCCAGTACCAACAGCAAATAACCCAAACGGAAGTTATTCACCGTTTACTAATCTTAGAAACGGTGGCGGCCCAGCAGGCCCTGCACGTTCTAATTATTCAAGTTATTTGCCTGATGTTTACATAGGTTCTCCAAACAGAGTTGAACGCTATGGTCAGTACAATACCATGGATCTCGATTCAGAAGTAAATGCTGCTCTTGATATTCTTGCGGAATTTACTACGCAGAAAAATGCGCAAAACGGCACGCCTTTTATTATTGACTTTAAACAAAAAGCAACCAATAGTGAAGTTACTATTATTCAAAAGTATCTACAACAATGGTGCAAGCTACAACAGTTTGAAACAAAGATATTTAAAATACTGAGAAATATTTTCAAGTTCGGCGACCAATTCTTTATACGCGACCCTGAAACTAAACGTTGGTTCCATGTGGACCCTGCCAACGTTACTCGTATCATTGTTAACGAATCAGAAGGCAAGCTGCCTGAACAGTATATGATTAAAAATATTAATCTCAACTTTGTAGAAGGTGTAGCAACTACTCCATTCCAAGCCACAGGCAGCATCACCGGCGGCACTGCTGGAACACAGTATCAGCCTGTAGGCAATGCTAGAGGTATGGTAGGACAACCGCAACAGTCAACTAGCGGCAGTCGTTTCCAAACTGATCAGAACGAATGGGCAATTGATGCTAAACATGTGATTCATCTAAGTCTAAGTGAAGGCTTAGACAACAACTTTCCTTTTGGCAACAGTTTGTTAGAAACTATTTTCAAAGTGTACAAACAAAAAGAATTACTAGAAGATGCGATTATTATCTACCGTGTTCAACGTGCTCCTGAACGCAGAGTGTTCTACGTTGACGTGGGCAACATGCCCAGTCACCTTGCTATGGCATTTGTTGAACGTGTTAAAACTGAAATCCATCAAAGACGTATTCCAAGTTCCAGCGGCGGCGGTGCGAATGTTATTGACTCAAGCTATAATCCTCTCTGTTTGGATTTATCTACAAGGATTCCTCTACTTGATGGAAGAACATTAGCACTAACTGAGTTAATTGCAGAGTTTAAGCAAGGAAAAGAAAACTGGGCATACAGTTGTGATCCTGTGACTGGCAAAATAGCGCCAGGGGTAATTAACTGGGCTGGTATTACTCGTAGAAATACACAAACTATTCAATTAACATTTGATAATGGCGAAACTTTAGTTTGTACTCCAGACCACAAGATACCAGTATTTGGAAAAGGTATGGTAGAGGCCAAGGACATTGTCGAAACTGATAGTCTAATATCTTTTAATAAAAGAAACAAAAAGATATCGTCTAAATCTAATGACTATGAGCAAGTTTGGGATCATAGCAAGAAGGAATGGCAGTGGACTCATCGAGTTGTAGGCGAGTTTTTTAGAAACTTGAGCAAACATCAGGAATTTACATACCTTGAACAAAATGCAGGAAAGTCTAAAGCAGTAATACATCATCGAGATTATAATCGCTTTAATAACGATCCACGTAATCTTCAATATATGAATAAAGCTGATCACATACAGTACCATGCTGCAAATAAATCAGATTACTGGTCTAATTTATCAGAAGAAGAATTCCAGTTAGTTACGGGAAAAATTTCTAATACGTTAAAAACACATTGGAAGAATATGACTATTGTAGAAAGACAATCAGCTCTTTACAATATTAGGTCAGCACAACAGAGAGCAGTGTGGATGAGACAGAATGATCCTGCGACTATGGTCAGTTATAAAAAGAACGCTGGCAAATCTAGAAGTGACCACCTTAATAGTAATCTAGCTGCGATGCAACAAGTGGTAAAAAACTTGGAATCTAGAGTTAAAATAAAAAATCAATCGTTACATTTGACATTTGAAATGTTACAGATAGTAGTGGAGATAGTTAAGACTCAGTCAACAAATAAGAACACTGTAATTAATCTTTGTGACAATAACAAAGAGTTATTAGATCTGTTAAAGAAAGAAAATTCAGTTGCTCTTGATTATAAGAACGCTCAGTGTAAGATTGACTTTACGCGATTTGGTTATAGTAAACTAAATGGACTTCTTAAGAAAAACGGATACACTAACTGGAAACAGTTTGTAAAAGAAATCGATCAGTTTAACCACAAAGTAGTAAAAATAGAAGTAGTGTCTAATCGAGATACAGGAACTATTACTATAGACGGCACTGAAAAATGGCACAACTATCACACGTTTGCTATTGAAAGTGGTATCTTTGTTAAAAATTCAATAAATGAAGACTACTTCTTCCCGCAGACAGCAGAAGGTCGTGGATCAAAAGTTGAAACACTGCCAGGCGGTACTAACCTAGGAGAGATTGATGATCTACGATACTTCACTAATAAGCTGGTACGCGGATTACGTATCCCAAGTTCGTACCTTCCAACTGGAGCAGATGATTCATCTGCACAATATAATGATGGACGTGTGGGCACAGCCTACATACAAGAACTTCGCTTCAATACCTATTGTGAACGTTTGCAAAATCTAGTAGTTGAAGAATTCGACACAGAATTTAAAAGATATATGTTGGAAAAAGGAATCAACATTGATACGTCAATGTTTGATCTCAAATTCCAACCGCCGCAAAACTTTGCAGCATATCGTCAAAGCGAAATCGACAATGCTCGTGTTCCAACTTATACACAGATGAGTGCAATACCTTATGTGTCAAATCGTTTTGCTATGAAACGCTTCCTTGGTATGACTGAAGAAGAAATTGCAGAGAATGAACGCCTATGGAAAGAAGAAAACGATGATGTATTAGAGCCGCTACCAGGTGATGCTAGTGCTGAAATGAGAGATGCTGGCATCAGCGCCGCTGGCATTGGTTCCGACCTAGGCGGCCTTGAAGATGAAACTGGTGAAGAATTACCTCCAGTAGACGGCGGAGAAGGCGCAGGCCCCGAAACAGCAACTGGTCAAGATCTGGGCGCAGCCCCAACAACTGACCAAACGGTATAAATAATAGTATGATATTACGTGAATTATTTTATTTTGATAGAGAAACTGTTGAGACCGTAGATGACAAACGCTACGACGCTGACTACGACCAAAGTCCTATGAAAAAAGATGATACTCGCAAAACAAGACTAACACTTCGCCAGATCAGTCGCATACGCAAAGCCAGTGAACTACATACAGAAGAAAAACGCAAAGAGCTTGATTTTGTCAAGCAGATGTATGGTATAGCTGCTAATGCAGAATCTGGCGGAGTTTAATGTTTGAAAAAAGTAGCATTTGTACTTGGTAACGGCACTAGCCGCAAAGATCTAGACTTATCCAAATTAAAACAAAACGGAACTGTGTACGGATGCAATGCCATCTACAGAGATTATCTTCCTGACTATCTTGTGGCAGTTGATACAAAAATGGTAATTGAATTAAACAAGGAGTCAGTTCAGCAGCGTTGCGCAGTTTGGACAAATCCAAACAAGGCATTCTCAAAATTAACTAATTTTAATTTTTTCAGTCCCAGCAAAGGATGGAGCTCAGGACCTACAGCATTACATCTAGCCAGCGATCACGGAAACGATGAAATTTATATTTTAGGTTTTGACTACAAAGGTCTAGGCACCAACAGCGAACTGGTAAACAATGTATACGCAGACTCTTTTAATTACAAACGCAGTAACGAAAGAGCCACGTATCACGGCAATTGGTTAAAGCAAACAACGATCACTATACAAAAATTTTCAAAAAAGAGATATATAAGAGTGCTGGGAGAAAACGTTTTTGTCCCTAACGAATTGAGTAAACTATCGAACTTAACCCATATTTCCATGGATGAATTTAAGAAAATCTTTGGAATCTTGTGATGCGTAGATAAAACAGGCTGCTTTGAGCCTGTTTCTACGCATTTTTTCATATAAATAGTAAATATAATATGACAGCCTTGCACTGAATAAGTGCGATAACATTTACAGGAGTTTGAAATGGCAGACCTAAGCAAATTTGAAAAAATGCTAGAGCTTCTTATCAACGAAGATAAAGACGCAGCAGAAGAACTTTTCCACGAAATCGTAGTAGAAAAGTCAAGAGATATTTATGAGTCACTTCTAGAAGATGAAGACGAAGAAGTAGACGAGTCAGATGACGAAGAAGTCGATGAGTCAGACGATGATGACCTAGACGAGTCAGACGACGAAGACGATGAGTCAGACGATGATCTAGACGAAGGTTTTGATCTAGACGAGTTTGAAGTCGAAGCAGACGACGACATGATGCGCCGCGACGCAACTGACGACATGATGGCCGATCTTGGTATGGATGATGACGAAGAAGGCGACGACATGGACATGGGTGGTGAAGGCGATACAGAAGATCGCATCGAAGACCTAGAAGACGCCCTGGAAGATCTAAAAGCAGAATTCGAAAAGCTTATGGGCGGCGGCGATAGCGACGACATGGACGGCGACGACATGGGCGACGAAGAAGACGACGATATGGACATGGGCGACGAAGAAGACGAAGAAGACGAAGAAGAAAAAGAGTCATATGCGTTTGAAGCTAAAAAAGCCGATAAGAAAGACGACAAGAAAGTAAAGAAAACTGCTGGTGAAGAAATGCGTGAATACGTAGAAAAGATCAACGGCGGCGGACTTGGCGCAAAGATCGGTGGCGACAACGGAGTAAACACTAAGAGCTCAGTTGCAGGCAAAAATGATATGGGCGGAACAACTGCTAACATCGCAAAAAGCGGTACAGAAGCAGGCGTAGAAGCCAACAAAGGTAACTTAAAAGGTTCAGCACTAAATGCTCAGAACCCAAAGGATATGAATACCAAGAACGTAAACGTTGTTGGTGCAAAAGGGGCGACAAAAATGTCAAACCAACCTGGCCACGGCGCTGAGAAAAAGGGCAAGCCAGAGACTGCTGACAAATCAGCCAGCAGTATGTTAAACGGCGCTCCGAAAAGAGCAAAGTAAGACAAGATTAAGGAAGTTTGAATGAGAAACTTACGAGAGCATTTGACATTCGACCAAGCTAAGATAGTTGTCGAAAACGCAAACGAAGGCAAGGACCTTTACATGAAAGGCATCTGCATTCAAGGCGGTGTTCGCAACGCTAATCAGCGAGTGTATCCTGTGAATGAAATAGGCAGGGCTGTCAAAACTCTCAATGATCAATGTGCAGGAGGATATAGTGTTCTCGGTGAAGTGGATCATCCAGAAGGCCTTAATATCAACTTGGACAGAGTTAGCCACATGATTAATGAAATGTGGATGGATGGTCCAAATGGTTACGGAAAACTAAAAATACTTCCTACCCCGATGGGACAACTGGTTAAAACAATGCTTGAAGCAGGAGTTAAACTAGGTGTCTCATCGAGAGGTAGCGGAAATGTATCAGAAGACGGTTCGAACACTGTGTCTGATTTTGAAATTATTACTGTGGACGTTGTGGCTCAGCCCAGCGCCCCCGGTGCTTACCCAACACCAATCTACGAGCATCTAATGAATGCCCGCGGTGGATACAAGGCATATGAACTAGCACAGGCAACAAAACACGACGACAAGGCACAAAAGTATCTAAAGGAATCGCTGATTAATATAATCAGCAAACTCCAATAAACTAGGAGAATGGTATGATAGATGCACTGAAAGCACTCTTTGAAAATGATGTTGTTTCGCAAGAGATCAGGGCACAGATTGAAGAAGCTTGGGAAAGCAAGGTAGTAGAAAATCGTCGCGCGGCAACTGCCGACCTACGTGAAGAATTTGCTACCAAGTACGAGCATGACAAGCAGACAATGGTAGAAGCCATTGATGCTATGCTCTCCGAGCGTCTTCAGGAAGAGATTGCAGAGTTTGCAGAAGATCGCAAACAGCTAGCAGAAGCAAAGGCAAAGTATGCAGTTGCGATGCGTGAAAATGCAAGCCTTCTAAAAGGTTTCGTTGTAGAACAATTACAAAAAGAAATCTCAGAACTACGCACAGACAAACAAGCAATGGCTGAAAACTACAGCAAGCTTGAAGAGTTTGTAGTAGAAGCCCTATCAAGCGAAATTGCAGAGTTCCACGAAGATAAGAAAGACTTAGCTGAAACAAAAGTACGACTAGTACGTGAAGCTAAATCACACTTCGCTAAAGTTAAGCGTAACTTTATCGAAAGAAGCGCTCAAGCAGTATCTGAAACAGTTGCAAAAGGTCTTAAAAGTGAGATCTCAGCACTTAAAGAAGATATTGACACAGCACGTAGAAACGACTTTGGTCGTAAAATATTTGAAGCATTTGCAGCAGAATATGGAATTTCATATCTAAATGAACATTCAGAAACTGCGAAACTTCTAAAAGTTCTTGAAACAAAAGACAAGCAACTTGTAGAAGCAAAGGCATTTGCTGCAAAAGCGAAACGTATTGCAGAATCAAAAGCAGCTGAAAAGCAAAAGCTTGAAGAATCTGTAAATAGATCAAGCACAGTACGCGAACTAATTGCTCCACTGAGCAATGAGCAGCGTGAAATTATGACAGACTTACTGGAATCAGTTCAAACTGGCAGACTACAATCTGCATTTGACAAGTATCTACCTGCGGTTATCAACGGCAAAGGTCCAGCAAAGCAGAAGGCAGTATTAGCAGAGGCAAAAGAAGTAACAGGCAACCGTGAAACAGTTTCACACACTAACGTTAGTAGTAAAGCAAATGACAATGTATTAGACATTCGTCGTCTTGCTGGATTAAATTAAGGAGATAATAATGTCAGAACTACTAGAAAGTCGCTGGCAGGATACGAAGTCAGCACTTCTCGAAGGCCTTTCAGGCAACAAAAAAGCTGTTATGGCAAGCACACTGGAAAATACTCGTAGGTATCTTTCAGAAACTGCCACAGCTGGTGCTACTTCTGCCGGTAATGTCGCAACACTTAACCGTGTTATCCTACCAGTTATTCGTCGTGTAATGCCAACAGTCATTGCAAACGAACTCGTTGGCGTACAGCCAATGACAGGACCTGTGGGTCAAATCCACACCCTACGTGTTCGCTATTCGGACTCGTTTGGATCAGGCGCCTCAGGTGCAGTAGCAGGTGAAGAAGCTCTAAGCCCATTCAAGATTGCTGAAGCATACTCAGGTAATGCTACAACTGCAAAAGCTAACCCAACTGCGGCAGCAGAAGGTACAGTCGGTAACAGACTAAGCATTCAGATCTTGAAGCAAACAGTCGAAGCTAAAACTCGTAAGCTCAGCGCACGTTGGACTTTCGAAGCTGCACAAGACGCACAGTCACAGCATGGCATCGACGTAGAAGCAGAAATCATGGCAGCACTTGCTCAAGAGATTACTGCTGAAATCGACCAAGAAGTACTTAATTCTTTAAGTTCACTTGCTGGCACTTATCAGACTTATGATCAGGCTTCTGTAAGTGGTACTGCTACATTCGTTGGTGACGAGCACGCAGCACTTGCTGTTCAAATCAACCGTGTAAGCAACTTGATTGCACAGCGTACACGTCGTGGTGCTGGTAACTGGGCAGTTGTATCGCCATTCGCGCTTACAATTCTTCAGTCAGCTACTACTTCAGCGTTTGCTCGTACAACTGAAGGTACTTTTGAAGCACCAACTAACACTAAGATGGTTGGTACTCTAAACAATGCGATGAAAGTATATGTTAACACATATGCAGCCGATGACTCAGCAGTACTCATCGGTTACAAAGGTTCATCAGAATCAGATGCGGCGGCATTCTACTGCCCATACATCCCACTGATGAGCTCAGGTGTTGTGCTTGATCCGAATACTTTCGAACCAGTTGTTAGCTTCATGACTCGTTATGGTTATGTAGAACTAACTAACACTGCGTCGTCGCTCGGTAACGCAAGTGACTACCTAGGTAAGGTTGGCATTACTTCAGGTAATGTAAGCTTCCAGTAATAGGTAGTTTAGTTTAAATAAAATAGGCCCTACGGGGCCTATTTTTATGACTTGACAATTTTTGATAAATACTTTTGTCAAATATAGGTGCCTACCTAAGCAGTAGGACTTATGCGGATATCCACCGCGTAGACCCTAGAACGGCAATGATTAAACAAAGGAGAAATAATCATGGGAAGACCATTAAGAAAAGACATAAACGGTATTGATGTAATTAGATCTTTCGGCACAACAGTTAGCGATTCAAATGCTGGTATTAGACTAAGCGGTTTCTTTGCTGCAGACAGTGATCTTAACACAGATTACATGATCATCAAACAACGTGGCGCAAAAACATTTATCGTACTAAGTGAAGCGAACGATAGCTTTGTAGATGGCGAAAGTATTAAAGGTCCAACATCTACCTTTTTTAGAACAGGCACACTGGTAGAAACTACACCAAACGCAGAAGGTGAGATTCAGATGCTGGGAACTCTAAACGATGGTTCTGCAGAAGTTGCTATTTCTAAGATTACTAAGCGTGTAGCAACAGATTTTAGTGGTAACAAATATACTTGGGTAATGTCACAATATGACGATTCAACAGGTGATCAGATTCTACTAACAGCAATCTAATAATAGGGGGAGAAATCCCCCTATTTTAAGGAAATATAAATGTCAAGATTTGTAAATGTACCCAATGGCAATTTTTTTGTAACCGTACAACAGGGCGGCCAAATAAGATTGAACACTGGTCCCGAGCAGGGACAGGTTATCATTTCTGGAGACTTGATTGTTGAAGGCAATACCACAACTGTAGAATCAGAAGACCTTGCAATTAGAGATAATATTATTGTAGTCAACAGCGGCGAAACCGGTGCTGGCATTACTCTTGACGAAGCAGGATTGAGAATCGATCGAGGAACATTCTCCGACGGATATTTTTTGTTTAGTGAGAACATAACTTGGAGAGATCCAAATACCGAAACAACGAAAACAGGCGGATTTGTTTTTAGAGACAATGAAGGCGCACTTGTAGGTATCAGAACAAACAGCATCTCAACTGGCGGCGGCGATCTTTATCTTATAAACAGTGGCACTGGTGTACTAAGTGTTACTGGTACTACAGATTACGAAAAACAAGTGTTTTCATATTCAGGCAGTACTATCACAGGAAACGTAATCGACGACGACGTTATTCCTAACACACGATCAATTGTAGATTATATTGACTTCCAGTTTGCTAACGTGTTTCTTCCGCAGATCGGCGACGGCGAAATTACTATTTCAAGTATAACTGTGGTTGATGAAGAATCAAGCGGTGTCGACAGTGTAATTAACTTTGCTATCGACGGAGTAACTGTAAGTCAACTGTTTAGAGATCGTTGGGAATTTGATGAAATAAGAATTGCTGGTACTACTATTGAAACACTGACCAGCGACACTGATTTAATACTAAAGTCTTCAGGCACTGGTAATATCAGAGTAGACGATGTACTACATATCAACAGTGTACCAGGTGATGATGATCCCAGTACTAGTCCAAGCTTTCCTAGTGATGGTGCAAAAATTTATACTGCAAACGAGAGTACAGGAAAGACTGGAATTTATTTCGCAAATGCTAACCAAACTCGAGATGAATTAGTAAGTAAAAACAGAGCATTACTTTTTGGAATGTTATTTTAAGGATACGAAATGGCTATTGTAAACGCACAACTTAGAACTACCAATGTAAACATACTAGATCCAACTGGCGCAGTAGCAGCACCTTTCACAGGCGGCGTGCCGGAAGGCAAGAGTTATGCTATTACTAACATTTTAGTTTGTAACAGTTCGCTATCAGCCGCCGCTAGTTTTGATATGCACTTAGTACCTTATGGCGAAACACTAAGCAATGCTGTTACTGTAGTTGTAAGAAACTTAGAACTGCCACCCGGTGAAACATTTACATTTGATTCAGAACGCATTGTTTTAGAGCAGGGTGACAAAATTATATTTGTAGCAGAACCAGATTTAGGCAGTGGTCTAACTAATCTAGCAGCCACAGTGAGCTATTTGGAAGTATAATATGAGATTACTCAAAGCACAGAATACTAATCTTAGAAACATCTACGGTAAAGGTGTAAAGTATGACTACGACGATCAAGTCATAGCAGATAGTGGTCGTGCTTTGCTAGTCCCAAAAGGCGTAGAATCAGTTAGACCAGGTGAAGTAGGAATTGCAACATCAGCAACAGAAGGTCATGTGAGATATAACACTACCACTGGTCAGCTAGAAGCATATCAAAATGGTGCTTGGCGCAATGTAAGATTCAAAGAACCAAATCAAGATCCCGGCATCGTTGTACAAAATCTAGGCAATGGCGATGCTACTGAAACTGTGTTTGGCGAACTCAACAGTGGCGACACTGATTTTCCTGTTCCTGCCGCAGCACAAAATATATTAGTATTTGTTGAAAACGTTTATCAACTTCCAGTAACAAACTATAACATTAGACAAACAGCACAGGTTAATACAACAGGACCAAACGCACCTTATACCGAAACAGATACAGGATGGTGGATTGAATTTACCAGTTCTGTACCTTTAGGAAAACCTGTAACAGTAATTCACAACTTTGACAAATAAATACTGTGTAAGGGAGTAGTCTATGGCACAGTTAGGGCGTATATCAGGCGGCGTATTACAGGACAATCTACTACGTCAAGGTTCAAATCTCAATTTTAAAAACACAACCAGCGACACAGCGCTGCTTCACCTTGATGTCAACAACGATAGAATTGGGATTAATACAGAAATAGCTAGCGACGATTTAACAATAGCATCTACTTTTAGAACTGTCAACCTATTAGCAAATTATGTTAACACAGGAAACTACAGTATACAGAACAGTGAAATTGTAAACAACGTAGGAAACATATTTTTAACCAGTGCTGATTACATCTTTGCTACCAGTATAGCAACTAACAATTTAAAATTCGATTTTAATACTATATCTTCAACCACAGCTGACACAAACATCGAACTACGACCAGATGGTAACGGCACACTGGATATTCACAGCAATTGGAATATTACCGGAAGCCTAAATGCTACTGGTGATATCACATTCGGCGGCAATCTAACACTGGGCGATGATGATACAGACAATGTAAACTTCGAAGCTGATTTAGACAGTAACATCGTACCAGATCAATCCGACACCTACAATCTAGGCTCGCCTAACAAAAAATGGTTAAATCTTTACAGTAACTTTTTGAATGGGCAGCGTGTTGAAGTAGACGATCTCAGCGTGGGCGACGCAAGTCTAGCACTGCGTCAGGGCAATATTTTCTATGTCAGCGTTAACGGCGACGACAATAATGTAGGTGATCATCAACACGGTCCATTTAGAACTATTAAACATGCTCTGTCTGTCGCTGATGCTAGCACTGCGGGACCTGTTACCATACACATCTATCCAGGAGTGTATGAAGAAGAGTTTCCCTTAACTGTACCTCCTCATGTTACAGTAAGCGGACACGATTTAAGAAACACTGTAATCAAACCCACGCCCGCAACACAGGATCAGGACGCATTTCTAATACAAGGTGATGTAACTGTTGAAAACATTACTATTAAAGACTTTTATTACAACAGCGCAACTAATACAGGAAATGCTTTTAGATTTACACCCAACGGATTAGTAAGCACACGTTCGCCCTATGTTAGAAACATCAGCGTAATTACACAGGGTAGTATCACAAGTACAGATGATCCTAGAGGTTTTAACACAGGTGATGCAGGCCGCGGTGCATATGTTGATGGCAGCGAACTAGATGCTGACAGCTTAGAAGCAAGTATGCTGTTTCATTCAGTGACATTTATTACTCCTGGTGTTGACGCAATAACAATGACCAACGGCGTTAGAGTAGAGTGGCTTAATAGTTTTACATACTTTGCTAACAGAGGGCTATACGCACTAGAAGGAACAATTGGTAAGCCACTAGGCAACAGCAGTTTGAGATATGGTGCAGAAATTCGTTCAATTGGATCAGCAAATGTGTACGGAAACTTTGGTGCTGTGGCCAACGGGTCTAGCACACTGATGTATCTGATTAGTCATAACTTTGCTTACATAGGCACAGGCAAGGATGTTACTAACGATGGCACGCTGGTTGAACAGGCAAACGAAACTGTTGAAATAAACTTTGGTAAGATTTATCATAACAGCACAGATGCCTTTGGTACCTACAGAATCGGCGATCAATTCTTTGTAGATTTTGAAACCGGCAATACCAGCATCAATGCGGAAAACATTGACTTCAGTGGTGTTAGTAGAATTATTGTAAATACCGCCGGCCTAATAACCTATATAGACGGTGAAAGAATCGATACAGGTAATTTACGAATCACTGGCAATACTATTGTTAACATTGCTGAAGATTTAGAAATTGCTCCCTACACCGAAGTGTTAACACTGACCAGTAATCCGGCTCTAATCGTCAGTAGAGGAACTGATTTAGAACGAACTGATTTCGCAGCTAATATAAGATACAATACACAAACTGATTTGTATGAAGGTTACAGCACTGCAAATCTCAGCTTCAGCGGCATCTATTCAGACAATAGATTGACCAGTATCGACGCTACTAATTTTAGTAACGAAATAATAATTAGAACTAGTGGTTCTGAAAGGGGAAGACTCACTCCTTACAGTTTAGAAATACATGGATTATCAAACGAAAATATATTGTTCGACAATAACGTTATTAGAACTACACTCAGCAACAGTGATCTAGAATTAGTTCGCTCAGGAGATGCTACTGTGAGTGTATTTGACATAGATATCAACGATAGCTATTTTGAAAATACATCCGATAATGCGTTTGTGGTCTCTGCTACTGCTAGAGGATATGCTAAATTTGATAGTACAACTGGCTTGGTTATTCCTTACGGTACAACAGCCGAAAGACCACTTGCACCTGAAATCGGCGACACAAGATGGAATGTTGAATTTGTATATCTCGAAACGTGGAATGGAACTAACTGGCAACGAAGTGCAGGCGAAGGTGAAGAAGTAACCGACGATATTATGAAAGAATTGGTTGACATCTACGCCCTTGTGCTGGGATAATTCTAAAAAACGATAAATACTATTAATGCAGCACAGCGACCATTGTACTGCACGGTCAAACTGTGGTCAACCCGCAATGTAATGTGGTTGGAGGGACAGGATCCCCGTGTTGAGGAGAAGAGATGGCTATCGGTCGCATCAGTGGTCCACTTTTAAGAGCTAACCTTCTAAGAGAAGGAATAAATTTAGCTTTTGAGAATGACCTATTATATCTTGATGTTAATAACAGCCGAATCGGTATTAATACCGACACACCTCAATACGATTTAGATGTAAACGGAACTATCAGAGCACCTGGTCTAGAAGTAAGCACAGAAGCACAGATTGCTAGTGTAAACTTTTTAGGCAATACTATATCAACAACTAACGGAGTCTTAACTCTAGGTACAGCAGACAATGTTGTCTATCAAAACAAGTTAGTAATTGACAGTGTTGATATTGTAGACAACATAATTAGCACAAACGTTTCAAATGAAAATCTAGAGTTTCGTCCTAACGGAACCGGTACTGTTGAAATCTTTGCAGACACAAATGTTTACGGAAACATAGTTGCAACAGGATCAATCACAGCCAACGGTAATATTACCATAGGTGATGCTGACACGGACAATGTTGTATTCAATGCTGAAATAGCATCGGACATTGTACCAGACGTAAACAATACTTATAGTTTAGGTAGTGATCCAACTGTGGGCGGAAAGCAGTGGCAAGATGTTTATGTAGAAAACTTCTTTGCTGGCACAGTAAGCACAACTGCACTTGAAGTAGATGGTGTTGACCTAGCACTGCGTCAAGGTAATATTTTTTATGTAGCAGAAAACGGTGATGATACATATTCAGGTGATCACCCTAACGATCCATACGGTAGTTTGACTTATGCTCTTACACAAGCCACAGCAGGCGACACTGTACACATCTATCCGGGAACTTACTTAGAAATATTCCCAATGACTGTTCCTGTGGGTGTGACTATCAAAGGTCACAGCATAAGAAGTGTGACAATCAAACCTACAGTGGCTACACAAAATAACGATGCGTTTTTACTCAACGGCGAAACTACTATCGAAGACATCACCGTAAAAGATTTCTTCAACGGTTATACATTTAAATTTGCTCCGGGCTTTACTGTAACTAGTCGCTCACCTTATCTAAAAAATATCAGTGTGATCACAGCCGGCTCAGTTACCAGCGGTACAGATCCTAGAGGATTTGATCAAGGCGACGCAGGCAAGGGTGCGTTTCTTGATGGCAGCGTAGCAACAGCAGGTTCAAGAGAAGCAGCTTGCCTTTTCCACAGTGTGACATTTATTACTCCTGGCGTTGACGCACTTGTAATTACCAACGGTACAAGAGTAGAATGGTTAAACTGTTTTACATATTTTGCAAACCGTGGACTAACAGCACTGGACGGCGCAACTGGTCTTAAAGGCACAGGTAAGTCAGCACTGAGAGTAGACGGTGTAACTGGATCATACTCAGCTGGCGAAACTGTTACTTATTACGACACAGATGGTGTTACTGTTCTAGCAACAGGCACAATCAGCAGTGTAGACGCAGACGGCAAGTTTTTTGTAAACGGTAAGCAATCAGGATTCGAAACTTTTGTCGAACGTGGCGGCAAGACCATAGTAAGATACAACAACCCAGTTACTGATACAGCATTAAAAAAGTTTGGAACCAGCAGTTTACAGCTTGATGGTGTAGAAGATTATATCGGAGTTGCTTCAAACAATGACTTTGGATTTGGCACTGAAGATTTTACTGTAGAAGGCTGGATTTATCCTACAACAAGTACAGGCCTTAGAAGTTTATTTGATTTTAGAGCAGGCACTGCTGTTGATGATGCTGTGGCTGTATATTTAAACGGATCAAATCAGCCATATTTATATGTCACTGGATCAATACAAATACAAAGTACTGTTGCTTTAAATTTAAATGCTTGGAATCATATTGCATATGTTAGACAAGGTACAACAGGTACTTTGTATTTAAATGGAATTTCAAGAGGAACTTGGACAGACAATACAGATTACGGTGTAGCAAAACCTCTTGTTATTGGTGCGCAGTACAATGGCTTATCATTTTTCTTTGAAGGTAATATAGACGAATTAAGAATTTCAAAAGGCATTGCTAGATATTCAGGTGCTACACTTATTGTTCCACTTAGCGAATTTGTGAGTGATGCTGACACAGTTCTTCTTCTACATTTTAATAATATAGAAGATAGTTCTAGTACATTTGTTGATGATACACAGCAAGCACAGGACATAAGATTCAGCGGTGGTGCTACTGCTAACTTTATTACACTAGCCAACTTTACAGACTTCGGCGGCGAAATAAGAAGCATAGCCAGCGCCAGTGTTTACGGTAACATTGGTGCCTACGGCGACGGCGCTGGCGTACTGATGTACCTCATAAGTCAAAACTTTGCCTACATAGGTAATGGCAAGGCTGATGACAATGATGCTACAACAGTTATACAATCTAACGAAGTTGTAGAACTTAATCGTGCTAAAATTAGATACAGCTCAGTAGACCATAAAGGTGACTTTAGAGTAGGCGATCTGTTCTATGTAAATCAAGAAACTGGCGAAGTAACATTTACCAGTTCAGACCTAAACATCGAAACCAGCACAGGTATCAGCATTACAACCAATAGTAGTACAACTAATATCACTGGTGAATTTATAGACACTGGCAATCTTAGACTAAGTGACAACACAGTATCCAGCGTCAGCGGCGATATTATACTTGATGCGGATAGCGGCACTATTAGAATAAACGCAACAGGTGCGCTGAACCTTCCGAACGGTACTACAGCACAGCGTCCAGGTTCTCCCGAGCTGGGAATGATCCGCTACAATACTGATACAAATCTATTTGAAGGCTATGACGGAAATTGGGCAGCGCTTAACGGTGTTTACGATTTAGATCTTGACACTTATATTACTGCTGAATTAACTCCGGGTGCCAACGATGGTGTTATTAGATTCTATATTCAAGGTGAAGAAAAACTAAGTATAGATGCTAACAAATTAGAAACACTGAGAATTGAAGTCGATGATATCAGTATTGACGGTAACGCAATAAGAACTGAAACAACAAATACTGATTTAATTTTAAGTGCCAATGGCAGCGGAGCAGTGGTTATAGACGAAATAGCTATTAAAGACAGCACTATTACTAATAGAACCGTAGATGGTATTCTTTTCTTTCAGCAAGAAGGCGCCGGCTACTTTAAAATAGCAGGGTCGAACGGATTTGTTGTTCCTGTAGGTACCAGTGTTCAAAGACCAGCCGCCGCTTATAGAGAAGTAGGTATGACTCGATTCAACACTGAGCAAGGTTATTTAGAAATATGGGACGGTACTAGTTGGGTGTCTGTTGCAGGTGCTACAGGTTCAATTACTTTTGCCGCTGCTGAAAGCCTAGCAATAGAATACGTATTAACATTAGGATAAACAAATGGCAACACAGTTTAAAAATAAAGTTGTAAAAGAAGTAGGTCAAGTACCAATATTAGCATTAGAAACAGATGCTAATACAAGAAGTACAATCGTAGGACTAAGTCTTGCTAATCTAACTGACTTTATAATATATGCAAGCGTTTTAGTTCACGACGATACTAGTGTTGAAGGATATTATCTAAAAGACGTAATGGTTCCACCTAATTCAAGTCTAAGAGCACTAAGCGCAGGTGAAAAATTAATACTTGCTCCAGAAAATCAACTCTATTTTGTCTGCGATCAAGACGAATCGTTAGATGCAGTAATAAGTTATGTAGATATTGTATAAGGAAGAAAGATGTCAGGAAATTATGTAGGTTTTACACCAGATCATATACAAAACGCAGTTCAAGAAAGATTCTTTTACGGACTGCGTAGAACAGACCAAGGTGAATTATTTCTTAGCAAGGCCGATCAATTAAAGACCACTGATTCGATTACTATCAATAATCCAGGAGATCCTATTGAAAATTATCCTAATTTTGAAGAAGGACAAGATTTTTACGAAGGAAGAGATGTAAATCACAATCTAGTTTACGAAAACTTAAACTACGAGCAGTTTCGTTGGGACAACAGAAATATACAATACTATGTTAACGATGAAGGCGAACTAGTAGCAAGAATAAATCAAAATTATACATATGATGAAAATTCATCATCTAACGGATTATAAGAGAGAATACAATGGCAGATTTTAATTTAGACAGAATTAGATTTAGATGGAAAGGCGACTGGATATTATCAACTAATTATGTTAAGGATGATATTGTTCGTTATCAAGGAAAAACATATGTATGTTTAATTGGGCACTCATCTAGTAGCTCAACAATATATCCTGATTTAAATCTTGCTGCACCTAATACTCGTTGGGAATTAATGTTTGACGGCAATCAATGGCGAGCAGATTGGACTTCAATCACACAATATAATCGAGGCGACATTATAAAATACAATGGATATTTGTATCAATGTATAACAGAACATCAGTCTACGTCAATAGTTTCACAAGGACCTATAGACGATATCGAAAAATGGACAATTGTTGCTACTACGTATAATTGGCTAAACACTTGGACTCCTTCTGTAGATGCTGTTGACGAAGATACTCCTGCTATAACACAGTATTATAATTTAGGTGATGTAGTAATTTATAACGGTATAACTTATATCTGTGTAGAAAAACACGTAGCAGCCAACTCGTTTTTTCTAGGACTAGAATTTAATCAAGATAGCTGGGCTATTGTTACTCGTTCAGATAACTGGAGAGCTGATTGGACTGTTAGTACTAGATACACAGTAGATGATATTGTAAAATATGGCGCAATCACTTATCGATGTGTAACAGGTCACGTAAGCGCCGCATCTCTTGAACTAGGTTTAGAATTTAATCAAGACAGATGGGAAATATTTTTAGAAGGTATTGAATACAAAGGCGACTGG